CACCTACCATAGCTTTTTGTAATTCTATACTAAGTGGTGCATATTTTAATAACTGTTTTATAACTGTCTTTTTAGCCATTGAATCAAAATCTGTTTGCCATGGTCCACTACTATAACTTTTACTTTTACTCTTTGCAAATTCTATAATTTCCTCTTTAGTCATAAAAGAAAAACTATGTCCTCCTGTATCCAAATGATATACTGCATAATATCCAATTATTTCCCCTCTATCACCATTTAATTTAGGTTCATGAACTAAGTCTTGATGAAGCCCATATTTAATCTCAAATTTATCGTTTTCTCTTATTTTATGAGCATATATAGTTTTTATCTTTCCACTTCTTTGTGCTAATTCTAAAAGACCTTTATACCCAATTTGGAATTGCACTTTATTTCCATACGGTATCAAATATGCTTGACCTAAAGGCGTATTAGGCTCAAGACCTAATTGAGCTGATTCCATCATTGCTGCTATAAAACTCATAGGTTCGCATGATTGTAACCTTGGATTATTACTAAAAGCTGTTAGGGCAACTCTTTGAAATCTCTCGCTTGAAACCATACTAGGTAAAGCTTTTTTTATCTGACTTGCCATTTTATTCATAAGTTGCTCCATACCTTTACTTGGACTTACCTTGACTGTATTTGCTCCTGAAACTTTCTTTTCTAATGCTCCTTTTGCTTTTTCACTAGCCATATATATTACCCCCTATTTTATTTTGAATGTTCTGTATGAACTTATATTTGTATATTTTTCTGCTATATCAGGCATTTCTTCTCTTAATCTCTTGGTATCAATGGACCTTTTAGTAGCTCCTTTCCAAGTTATTATTCTTCCGCCTAATGTAGCTAACTCAAACTCTCTCATTTCACTTTGTATTTCTTGTTCTATTAGCTGTTTCTCTCCTTTTAGTTCTTTCATTTGTAAAACTATATCATCATATCTTTTTAACTTTGATATACCATCTTCAAGTAGATTTAGTTCTATTTTCTCTTTTACTGAGTTTTTATACCTTGTTTTCAGAAACTCACTATAAGCATCTGAACCATCAGGAATTGGTAAAATGTCTTTTAATACATTTTCTTCCCAAAATTCACTCTCTATTTTCATTAGATTTTTAATTACTTCATTATCCCTATTTATCTTGTGCCATACAAACTTTTCATTTCCAAGAAGTGCTGCTATATAACAATGTGTAGCTCCTGTGACAGCCATATAGTGTAAGCATTGTATTTCATAATGAAGTGGAACTCCATTTTCCCATTCTTTTATAGAAAAACTATTTGTTGTCTTACATTCTAAAAATGCTTTTTCTCCTACTATAGCTCTGTCTATATTAGCTATTGCAAAAGGATACTTTTCATTTTTCAACATTCCATTTACATTACGGACCTTAAGACCAGTTTCTTCTGTAAAAAGTTCTGCAACTAATCCCTCTAATCTATTACCTAATTCCATTCTGAAACTTTTAGTTTCTATTGGTATTTCTTCTTTCTTTTCTATATATACTTGAACAGAAGTTTTCCAAGGATTTAACCCTGCTACTGCTGACGCATCACTTCCTCCTATTCCTAATTGTCTATTTTTAAGCCAATCAATTTTATCTATATTTTTAGTATCAGTTACTACAAAAGCATCTAAATATTTTCTACGACTTGAAATTTTATTCATTTTATGGTATCCTCCTAAATAAGTTGAATTTTTTGTATGTGTTGGTTACTTTGACCAGCACTTTTTTTATTGAAATACTAAACATATTGCAAATAAACCTATCATTATTAAAGCTGCCATTTTATTTCCTCCTAACCTAACCTTTGAAGAATATAATCATCATATCTAAGGTCTTCTGGTATCAATGCTTGATACTCTATGCAACCTCTTTCTTTATCAAGGTAAGCTAGATTTAGTTCCTCCTCGGTTGCTACTACTACAATGCAATCAACTTCAAAACCAAATTTTTCACAACTTATTCTTACTGCATTGCCTACTTTGAATTTCTCTAAATTAAATACCATAACAATTAGACCTCCTTATTTATTTTTAATTTACTTGGTAAATACAAGTTAACTAACTCTATATCTCTGTTGTATTTTCTAAGACCTTCAAAACTTGCTTTCTTATTATATTGCTTACAGAATTGTACATAAGCTATTAGTACTCTTACATTCAACTAAATCACCCCCTTTCTTTTTTTCATTACATCTTTATCTTTCATTGCATTTTTCATAATAAATTCTTCAAATGATATTCTATCAATCATGTACTTTCTTCCTATTTTTAAAGCAATAAAATCTTTTGTTATCATGGCTTCTCTTGCCATGTTTCTAGCTGTTACATCAGATATTTTCAAGTACTCACAAAATTCTTCTATAGTCATTAACTCCATTCTTTTAATTCCTTCTCTATCTAAAAACATTTTTATGAAATCTACTGTATCCTCTCGTCCCATTAATTCTTTTACTAAATCTTCTGTATCTATAAACTGTAATGCTACACTCATTTTCAAACCTCCTTCTCATATTAATTAAATATTCTGTATTTAGTTTTCAAAGTGCTGTCATGTTTTAACTTAACATTGATAATTGTTTACTACTTTTAAACTTATTAACAAAATAAACTTGACCTTTTCCAGTTATTTTTACTGTTCTAGTTACTTTAGTACTTCCATCAGGATTATTAATTACTCTTTTTTTAACTTCCATTATTCTTAGATTCATACTTTTCTGTGTTGGAATATTATAATCTTCACCTTTACGCTTAATTAAATATCCATTTTCTCGCATCCAGGCAAATAATCTGTTTTGTCCTATATCTACTCCGTTTTGTTTTATAAGTTTTGCAAGTTCTCCAACCAATATAGAATTGTTTGAAGCTGAAACTGCATCAGCAAACAGTACTTTTGGTTGCTGTAACTGAATTACCCTATCTTTTTCTTGATTTTCTAATTGTAATTGTTCTTTTTCTTCAACTTCTATTAATAACTGTTGCAATGCTTCTTTGTATGTAGTTGGTAGTTTAGGTTGTTGTTCTTTTAATACTCGTTCCATTTCATTAAATCTTCTTACATATTTAGCTGTAAAAATAATACCTTTTTCTCCAGTAAATTTATTTGCTAGAAAGTCACAACCTAATTTTGTTACATTATAGCAAGGTCTACTTTCATTTTTTGAATCCAAATATGTTGATTTTATAAAGTAATCAACCACAACAAAATTGTTGTCGTTAAGAATATCAATAATTCCTTTTGTTTTTTCTGTGCCTTCTAATTTCCTTAATACTTCCCAGTGTCTGATTTCTAACATATCAGCAATTTCTAATGTTGTTATTGTATTTTTATTGTTAAGTTGCAAATTATTCATATCTAAAGCTCCTTTCTTGTAATCTGAGTCCTTTTATGCTATTATTCATTAAAGAGTTTTTCACAATTAGTATTTAAAATTCTAGCTATCTTTAAAGCTGTACGAATGTTTGGGAGACGTTCGCCAGCTTCATAATATTGATAGCTTCTCTCTGTTATTTTGGCTTTTTGAGCAACCTCTAATTGTGTTAAGCCAATTTTTTCACGTTGTAGTTTTAAATTATTATTTATTTTCACCCTCTCCTTTTTATTTAACACGCCAATATTGTTCGTGCTATGTTTTATATATTACACGCTAATATTGTTCGTGTCAAGAAATTTATTTATTTTTTTATTGGAGCGTGTAGTTATGACTAAATTCAAAGATAATATTAAGCTAGTAAGAAAGCAAATGAATATGACTCAAAAGCAATTTGCTAGTTTGTTTGGTATCTCAGAACGTGCATATCAATATTATGAATCAGGTTCAAGAGAGCCAAATATAGAAACTTTAATATTAATTTCTAACAAACTTAATGTATCTACAGATTTTTTGTTAGGTCTTTCACCTAACCAAAATAGAAATTAATATTCAACTTTCGTCTGCTTTTTAGCAGGCGTATTGTTGTTTGCTCTATTTCCATCTAATCACCTCTTTTGAATATTCTGTATTTAGTTTTCAAGGTACTGTCATGATTTAACCTAATTTTTGCTTAAATCACTTGATATTCCATATTTTAAAGCCATATCTTTTACAATAGCCACATACCCCTCTATTAGCTTCTTATCATCTTGTATTACATCTAGATTGTTAACTTTCTCTCTTTTAGATTCAGATACACCTTCTTCTGCCATTTTTCTTCTTTTATTAATTAATCTTCTATGCAAATCAACTCCAAATCGCTTATTTAATAATTCATAACTTTCTGTTCTAAGCATATTTATATGTTCAAAACCACCTTGTTTTTTTGCTATTCTTGCAATTAGTTGATGTGTATTTGTTCTCCAACTATTTGAGTCTAATGAAACTACATCTTTTATTGTTTCAACCTCTGTCTTTGCTTCTAAAGCAATGCTATTTGCTTGATTAACTTGAAGTCTTAAATCTTTCATTTCTTTTAAACTTTCTATTAATACATCTTCTATACAAGTTGGCTTATGTTGCTTAACTTTGAAATATGTTTCTTCTAAGTTATCAAACTGCTCCCAAGCTTTGTCAGTATCCAATATTTTGCAGTGTCTATTTGCTCCTCTTTCAGTCCAAAGATACATTTTTGAAGTAAATTTTAGGTTTTCATATTCTGTATGAATACCTTTAAAATTTTTTAAATCATCACCTTGCAATAAAAAATAATGTTTACCTTCAATAAATCTATCTTTGTTATTGTTAAAATTGTTGCTTATATTTCTTGCATCTGTTTCATATACATCTGCTAGTTGCTGTGTAGTTAAAACTCTTTCGTTATTTCTTTCTATTACTTGTAAGTTATTCATATTTTTCAGCTCCTTTTTCTTTAAATGTACTTTTAGTACAGTTGTTTTTCAAAAAAATATACTCTATTGAAGTATTGAAATAAGCTGCTATTTTTACAGCTGTATTTAGAGACGGTACTCTTTCGCCATTCTCTAAGAAAGCTATATACCTACTTGTAAGACCTAATTCAGCTCCTAACTGATTTCTACTTAGTCCTTTTTGTATTCTAAAATCTTTTAGTTTATTCATTTTTTCACCTTCTTTTACTTTATCTTATGTACTAATAGTACAGTACTATTAGTACATTGTCAATAGCTTTTTTAAAAAAAATGAGCTATAATTGATAATTAAGAACTAATAGTTCAATATAAATTAAAAAGGTGGCTAAATAACATGATTGGATATAGAATAAAGGAATTAAGAAAAGAAAAAGATATTACTCAAAAAGAACTTGCAACTTTTTTAGGTCTTACTCCTAAAATGATTTCTTTTTATGAGAAGGAAGAAAGATTTCCTCCACATGACATAATTTTAAAATTATCAGATTTTTTTAATGTATCTACAGATTATTTGCTTGGAAAGGTCAATGTAAAAAATATAGACAATCTTAGTGAGTTAGAGCTAATTGAAAATCTAAATTTCTCTGATGATATAAAAGAAGCTTTAAAACTAATTAGCGAATTAAGTCCTTCTAGTCAAGAAAAAATGTTCAAAATAGCAAAAGTATTTCTTGAAGAAGAACTTAATGAGAAAAAATAAGAAAGAGAAGAAAACTATTCTCTTTCTTTTTTATTTTCTTGTTTATAATATTCTTTTAATAATTCTATGTACTTTTCTAACTTCTCACTATTATTTTCTCTTAATTTGT